TCTGTCTTGATAATATTTTAAAACTTTAGTATCGGAATCATATGATGCTACATATCCCTGTGCAGTTCCACCAGTCACTGATTGTGTTATTCTATCTCCTATAACTGGCGTTCCTGTGTAAGAGTTTGCCAACTTGATGGCATACAGAGATGAGAAAGCGTTTTCGGTAAAAATAGAAGTAGAGGCAAATTGTTGTGGATTCTTTATTAGTCCAATCTGAGAAAACTGAGTATCAATTGGAAAATCTTTTGTCGAATCATCAAATCTAGCGTAGATTAAAACTTTATCTGTTCCCAACTCAGTATAGACATCATAACCATGTCCTCTTGATGGAGGTATAATTGGAATTAACTTTGCGGGATTGGAAATAGTTCCTGTTCTTTTTAAATCTACTATTCCATAGGTATATCCCTTTCCACCAGATACAATCGAAGTTCCCGTGATTGTTCCACTACTATTAACAGTTATTGAAACCTCTCCACCAGAACCATCACCTAGGATATCATAAGTTCCTGCAGTATATCCACTTCCACCATCTTCAATGTATACTTTTTTAATTTGATTGTCATTTACCTCAGAGTCGCCACCTTCCCTGATAGTTTGAATATCAGTATTAGTTGATGTTGCCCAATCATTGGGAACAACAACATATTCTGTGGAATCAAATTTAATAATATCCGATGGTGCTACAGAGAACAGATACTTCCAAATATATCCATCACCACTAGAACCAGCAGATGATGGATCTACGTCAGTAAATGTTGGTTCATCTAGTGATCTTCCACCTGTTGGATTTGTTCCAGAAGAACCATTATCAATACAAATATAAACTCTATAATCGCTATTGACTACGTAGTAGTTTGCATCATACAATCTAGAAGTTCTGGAGATTGGCGTTGGATTGTAAATACTATAGTCATGCCTATACATGTCATAAGCTGTATTGGATGTCCAATCAACTTTCCTTATAACCCTTCTAACATTTGCACTAGTGACTTTTTTTCCAAATAATGAGGAGTCTCTATAATGTGAAATATATTGAAAATTATCAACAGGATTGGGAGTGTTTGTATCCCAATTAGAAGTTCTACCAAATCCAGGATTTGGTGAAGTTGGATTTGCAAATCCTAAGAAGGCATAATATGAATTATTAGTATCCGATACAGAATCTATAAAGTTACCAGCATTCAGGATTCTAAATTGATCTGTTACGACGGCAGCCATATTAATAGTTTTTTAGATATTTATAATATAATTTTAGGTAGTGCTCCCGTAGCTCTTATGCCAACGCTCCTTCTTTGGATGGTAGGATAAGTGGAAAGTCCAGATACAGTGTTACCAGTTACTCCGATAGAGATTGGATTTGACGATCTTGTGAGACCGCCACTGATATTGGACAATCTGCCCCAAGAATATTTTCCTACTGGATTTGTTGTGCTTCCAGTTGTTCCAAGTCCCACAATTGGTGAACCAGAAATAACGTTACAAGTTATAATGCCGATAGTTCCAGAACTGTGCCAACTTGCAATGGTATAAACATTATCAAGGAATGTTGTTCCGATTCCAACTACCGCAGCGTCAGAATCATCGATTGAAGTAACACCACTGCCAATTCTTGTATCAAAAATATAGATTGGATAACCTGTGGACAATCCTGCGAAAGATGATGAGTTAATTGCAAACTCTAGTGCCAGTGGATTAGCACCAGTTCCAACTGCAGTAGTAATACCAGTTACAATACCAGAGAATCCATCGATGTTAACGAAATTGGATATAAGTTCAACTGAATCATCTGCTGTGGTTGAAATACCATTAATAACAAGTCCTGCAAAACTAGTTGGAGGTGAAGTTGCTCCCTTATCACTTTCATAATCAAAGATTTCTGCATTATCAACAAAGATTTCATTGTCCGTTGTGGAGAAACCACTGATAATTCTTGCCGTTGGGAACACTAAAGACTCTATAGAATCTCTTGATTTGAATACATTTTCACCATTGATTTTCTTATCAACTTTTTGTTTGAACCAGGTTAATGGTTTTGGATTAGTTTCATCTATTCCAGGACCTGGATAAGAATCTGTCTCAAACTTATCAGAATATGTTAAATCAGTTATTGTTCTTTCATCCTGTGTTATTGTGCCAGGTATTGAATCATTCTTCAATACTTGAACTTTATCGCCAACCTTTAAAGTTTCATTTATTCCAGTAATCAAAACACTGTCAGTTCCAGTGATTCCTCTATAGAAGAAGATTGCAATGTCATCCTCTACTTTAGGTGGAGAAGTGAAGACAAAAGATGTTCCACCGATAAATCTATATGCAGCATTAGGTTCTTGAAGAATTCCATTAACGAAGATTACAAGTAGATTTTCTAAATTCTGATTAACTGCTAAAGAATCGGCAGGTTCAAAACTTAGAAGTTCGCCATTATAGAATAGTGGGAATCTAACTCTAGTTCCATCTTGATAATTTTTAACGGAATCAATATAGTCAAGTTGTCCAAACTCCCAGGCAGAGAAATTATCAGAGTATGTATCAAGAACAGTCAGGGTGAAATCGGATACTGGTGATGAAAGAGAACCGTCGGTTACAAGTCCAACTGGTTTGAATACATCACCTCTTTGGAAAGAATAACCCTGTCTTGCAATCTTAAATTCGGTGACTTCAAACTGTGTTGAACCTATACCAGCAGTAGAAGGTCCTACCTTCACATCTAATAAAAGTCCTACGCCAGTATCGGTAGTTGCACCAATACCAAGTCTAGAAACACCAACTACTGGAAGATTTTCATATGAAGGATCTGATACAAATACTGATGGATTTGTATATCCAGTTCCACCAGCACCAATAGAGAATGTTAATGTTCCACCAACACCAACGGTGGCAGAAATATTAGCTACATCACCAACATGTCCAGATTCAAAAACACTAATGCCAATGGATACTAATCCATTATATCCAGAACCATTGAAATCTGTTGTTCCAAGTCCAATGGATACGATTGAACCTCCAGCGCCAACTACGGCAGTCACAGACGCCCCCACAAGAGGTGCGAAACCTAATCCTGGGGTAGAACCAAGAGATACAATAATACCGCCTCTAGGGGTTTCATTTTGATTTATATCATACTCAGAAACGACATATTCTAATGGATCTACGTCTGGTTTTGTAAGTCCGGAGAAGACTATTGTAGTGATTCCGGCAACAGTGTCTTCATTAATAACGTAATTATTAGATCTGTTGTTATCTGTAGTCGGTGTCTGGAAAATGTTATTGACAAATACGATTCCGCTTCCACCTGTTGATCCGAGTCCAGTTGTATTTGCACCACCAACCAACAATGTAAAGGTTCTGCCTATTCCAGTAAACTCATCTGAAATATCATCATAAATCTGGTTTCCTGTATAGTCAGATCTTAAGAATACTCTTCCAGTAAAATCTGATGTTTCATAATCCAAGTTTGAGTCAGTCTTATCAATTTGTGGATTTCCTCTTGGAGCATCAGTGAAATGTATGGTACTGTCTACGATATTAAACGCACCTTTGTACACTCTTACAGTTGTAGTATCTGTATGTGAAGTTGCTGAGGTTCCAACAAATCCTCTCTTGACTAAGACTAAGTTTTCTGATCCAGTATTAGTAATAGGACCTACGTTGGTTGTTCCCAATCCTACGTTGAAAACTTCCATATACTCATCATCAATTTTTAATATGTCTTTCGGTCTTATTGTGGATATCCCACTCAGTGTGAATATTGTCGAAGCAGTGCCAATTTGTCCTCCGTTACCAGACAACTCATGAGTTATCTTGGTAGCTGCTATTGGATACTGTACCAGATTATCAATGGTGATAATCGCTTTAGAACTTCTCTTCGCCATAGTAAATCTATGGGCATTACCTTCACCAAAAGTTGTAAAGGTAACTCCAGTTCCACTTTGAGCATCAGATTTGGAGAGTGCAACTTTAAAAGTATTTTCAGTCAACTTAATAGCAAATACTGTTTGTGGCAATTCGTCGCTAGCGTTATATCTCATAGCACTAGTGCCAACTCCAACAAAAGTTGAATCTGGAGTATAAATCAACTCCTCACCAGTTCTAAAGAAGTGATTATTGATTGAGAATACGCCCGTTGTTTTTGCTAATGCTACCGAATCTGGATTAAATGTTTTAGCAAAAATAGGAGTACCATTCGTGGTGAGTTCAAAATCATACTTGTTAATTCTATCGCCATTTATTGAGTTATAGAACTTTTCATCAATTCTTTCATCTATGGTTCCATAAGTCAGTGCAATTGGTTCATTTGCAATGTCTAGTTCAGTATAAAGTGATTTACTGAGAACAGAAATGTCAATGATGTCTGTCTGATTATTATCAGGATAGAACTTAACTATTAGATTATTGCCATCAATTTCGCCACCGAAGGTTCCCACTCCCGATGCGGTGTCAAATTCATCAGTAGTTGCTATGGAAAGGAACGGTAACTGATGAGTATATACGTCAGTATTATCATGAATCGCCAACACTTGGTGGAGTGCTTTTGTCGAACCAATACTTACCTCAACAAATGTTTTGGATGAATTGAATAGATTTCTATCTAGAGTTAAAATAGATGTAGCTGCTGCAGAAACTGTCTGATAATATTTTGATTCATAAACAGCACTTCTTTCATTTCCTGGTGTTTGTCCACTGGTTATAAATCTGAACGTTCCAACTCCAACGGCAGTAGTTCCAAATCCAACAACCTGAGAACTTATTCTAACTGGGTGTGTGGTGTCATTTGTATGTGTAATACTTAAGACTCCACCAGATAAGTTGACACCAAATGTACCGATAGCGTTTCCAGAGAAGTTTGTGCTGTCTTCACTATCAGCATAGTACTCTGAAAGATAACTATCAGTTCCATCGTGGGAAATGTACAACTTCACATAATTCATATCATTATTTGTATTATCGACAACATGTGCCGTCATGTATAATGATTCAAATTTATTAGGATCGATATTAATAATTGTGGATATTCCAGTCCCCGAAGATTCGATGTTTACAGTTCCTGTTATATCTACAAATCCAATTGAGGTAGTTCCTACACCAGCGATTTGACTATTGTATGTTTGTCTAATCAGTTTGATGTCATAATCGGTGTCATTTGGATCATCTGGATTAAATCTCAAATAAGTGTCGTTAAAACTATCCGTGAATAAATCAAATGTTCCATATTCTTCTCCTGGAGATTCGTCAGTTCCGCGATTGACTAAAAATTCATTTTCTAGAATGAAAGCAGATGTTCCATCATTTATGATTGTCAAATCATTAAACTGAATCTCAGTATTATCAGAATTTGTTACCCTAAACATGTAGTTGTTATAACTATAGTCACCAAGTTTTGTAAGATTTACAAATTCGGTGATGTCTGCATCACTATTAGAGAATTGATCGCTTATGTCATCTATTGCCAAGACATCATTACTTCTCAATTCAATGAAGTCAGTGAGTTTTTTGTTTTCTAACTTTAAGAACTTTGATTTCGAACCAACTACGTCAATATCAAGAACGTTATCGAAATTGTAAATTGCATCAACACGATTTTCATCAGTAATGTATGCATATACATTTGAATCGCTGTAAGCAGTTTTTACACCAGCATTGTTACCATCAGCTCCTCTAACAATAGATGATGTTAATCCAACATCAGCAAAGTTCTTCAGTCCACTGACGTGCGTCAAGTTATTAACTGGAGATTCTTGCTCTTTCCAAGTTTTGGAACTCTTGATTGTATATGAAAGATTTTGATAGTAGTCATTGTTTGGTATAACTTGGAAATCTTCACTCAATCTACCTATTTCATCTGTCCATCCAAGATCTTTTGTATTGGAATAGTTGATTATAAACTCACCCGCATTAGATTCTATCTTAGAAACAGTCGCAACATTTCCAGACTGCTGTCCTGTTATCTTTTCATCAACGGACAACTCATAAGAACCAGAAACTTTCAAGATATTTTGATTACTTTGCACAACTTTCAAATCTCTCTCTATGCCACCACTAACCAATGTTTCACCGACTAAAAATTCGCCTATTACTTGAGTTACATTAAATGTTGGGTAATCATCTTGATTAATCAATATTCCTGACGAATCTTGTATTGTTTTTGCTATTCCAGTATTTGTTCCAAGACCAGAAATACTAAGTACAACCTGATCGTTAACAGTAAGTCCTTTAATGTAATTTGTTACTTCAAAGAATCTATAACCATAATCGGAAGAGTTAAATCCTTCACCATCAGTGCTATACTTTTGAATTCCTTCAGCAAATACTTTATCACCGATTTCGAATGGTTGTACAGTAAAACTTGTAATTCCATTAATTGTTGGTGTTGTTATAATGCATGTAAAAATTCCACTGGAGGAAGATTGAACCTGCTGAACACTTATACCATTTGTGTTATTAGTTGTGAAAAGTTCAACAGATTTTCCTGGGAGTCCTTTAGGTTGTAAAGAAACATCTACGGACTGAATTGATGTACCAGTTATAGAAACATCAAAAACGCCAGAGTTAATAACGTCTCTAGTATCTGAATTAACAACAACTATTGATGGTGCCTTAGTGTATCCTTCACCAGAATTGACAACTTCAACATCAAGAATTGTATTTGAATCTTTGACAGTAATGAGTGGAGATATGTTTGCTTGAGATCTTAAAGTCTTATCTGAGACATATACAAAATTGTCACTAATACTTCTAGATTTGTTCAGGTTACCAATAGTATTTGATACTGCTGTTACAATCAAATCCTTACCATCTTCGGAGTTTGTTGACAGTAAAGTTGGCAACTTCTTATATCCAGATCCAGTTGATATGATATCAAAGTTTTTAACAGGACCTTTAGCAGATAGTGATGTTGTAGTATACTCTAATGTATCACACTCAGATTGTGTGTATGAAAGTTTTTCTGGTTTTTGATTTAAATTGACTACAAATGTTGTCGCAGCAACTCCACTTACACTATATGAGTTATTATATTTACTATTAACAAATTTTATTCTTGATCTATTTCTAACGTCTGTATCCGATTTTAAAACTGTACCATCATCTACTAAAGTATAATATAAGTTTTCTGGTATATTGGCATTATAGTTTACTGTGAGAGAAGCATTCGTTGAAATGCCTGCAGTACCAACTCCAGAGACGACAAAACTTGTTGTATTGCCAATTGAAATAAATTCATTATTGAAGTCATTATCATAGAATAATTTTAACTCGTATCCGTCTAATGATGAATCAGTCAAGTCAAAGACTAAATTATTATTTTTGACAGATTCAATCGTTGGATTTATCAGTGATAAGGACTGATTTGATCCACCGGTGCTAGCAATACTTACAACTATTGGTGGACTAAATTGAGAATCTTTATACGTTTCGCACAGATTAATCTCATTAGAATTTATTTTATAAACATAGAAATAATTTTTATCTAAAGATACATTATCTGCATCTTCAAAATATACCTTATCTCCTGTTTTTAACTGATGATTGGATAATGTAATTACATTTGTTGTTGTATTGATTCCAGTTGAATTAAAACCGATAGGATTTATTACAAGACTATTAATATCTGTCTTATAGAGAACGCGAACGGCAGTTGACGTACCAATGCCAACAGAAAGATTTGGTTTAACATTTAACTTGACAGTATCGCCATTTGTTAATCCATGTGATGTGGATACCGATACCGTTGTTTGAGATTTTTGAACATCTCCAAATACTTGAGAATATGATGATTCGAATAGGTATCTATCATCATCATCGCCGTTTGTGTGGAAGAATACTTCTTGTCCACTAATCTGTGTTTTAATGCCGATAAGATTTGAATTTTTCTTTACGACATATAATGTCGATGGCATTGTAAACGTTGTCGATCCATCAGTCGAAATGGATACGTTAGTTCCACTACTGGTATATGAAATGCGTTGATTAGTTGCGAATGGATGATTTTCTAGGAATATACCTTTAGAAATAATATCTCTTGTTTTGGTAGTATCGCCAAAATTAAATGTTACTGAAGTTGACACCCCAGTTATAGTTCCAACACCCAACGATTCTCTAGGGTTAAAGAATACCTTATTATTAATTTTGGAGTCAAAATATTCAACTGTCTCGGAAACTGTAAATGAGTCAGGAATGAAAGTTACACTAGATCCCTGAGTGTGAGATACTCCAGTCAGTCCTCTTTCAATTCTAAGAATATTTTCATTTCCAAAGATTCCCAAAACTCTCAAAGTTTCTGTTCCAATTCCAATGCTACTTCCAACGGAAACTTGTGGTGGAACAGGAGAAACGTAAATCTCAGTCGTAAATCCGACAGATGCTGAAGTTACTGTAGATAAGCATACACCGTTGGTATATGAAGGAACAGTAATCCGATAGTTATTGTTTAACTTTGATATATTTGTGGAGAAACCGGAAATAGTTACATAATCCGAACTTAGAAGTTCATGACTTGGCAACACGGTTACTTTTACTTTACCATCACTTTCCCAGGTGAAAATAGAATCAAGATACTCTTTAAATGTTGTATCTAATGTTGTAATGGATTTTCCTTCAATAGTTGAGACTCTTACATCCAACCCAGATCCAGATGTACCAGTTTCCTTAAAGGTTAAAGAATCATTGACTTTATAATTGTCACCAGAATTTTCAATTGCTATAGATTGAATAGAACCGCTTGTTACAGACTCTATGACAGTTTGTTGTTTTGTTACATCTCCAATTTCAGTAATAAAATCATAATTTGCATTATTTTCAGATACTTTGTATGGGAATGTATTTCTAAGTAAAGAAGATTCATTAAAATCAAAAGATTGATTAAGATCTACATCTTTAATAGATTCTGAGCGATATGTATTTCCTATAAAGTATGGGAATACTGGCGAATTATTTGATGCATTGAGAGATGCGTGGTAAGCATAAACACCATTTGGAAACTCTTCTGTTATTTCAAATCTTCCATTGTGTTTGTCTAAGTCTCCACCATTCTTGAAGGAATAATCTTCAATAAAGTAACCGTTTTCAAATCCAGAAGGTCTATCCACAACCGCAGAAATATCAAGTTCATATCCAGAAACTAAAGTTTTTACCGTTGATGTAGTATCTTCTGGATCACTATACCCGAAAGGTCCATAGATTGGATTTCCATCATACGCCCATCCAATGATTCCTGATACGGATCCAGGCGATTCTCTAAATGATGTTCTAAGGTTCTGGAAATATTCTGAAACAGAGTACTCTAACTTATTATCACCATTTAGTAGAACTTCTCCTGTGGAAAATCTCTTAGAATTATCATTAACTGTCAGTGCTCTTACATTTACATCAATTACTGAATTTCTTCCAGAAGGAACTACTTTAACCTTTGTAGAAGATGCGGAGTATCCAATTCCAGCACTAATAACCTTAACTTCAGATATTTTTCCTCCACTAATTATTGCTCTCAATTCTGCACCAGTACCAGAGTTGCTAGAATCCTCAACAACTAAATCTGGTACTGAGTTATACTCTAATCCACCATATGTGACGTTTGCAGAGTTAATTAAACCATTTATTATTACTGGTGTTATCTGTGCTCCTTTTCCATTTTTTATAGTAATCAGCGGTTTCTTCTCAAAATTCAATATCGTAGTACCGTATCCAGTACCAGATTCATAGAGGTATGCATCAATAAGTTCACCCTTAACAACCGGTGTTGTTACTAGTTCTTGATATTCTTGTGTTGTAGATCCTATTCCAGTATTGACATAGTTGATGGAAACAGAAATATTTGGATAACTAAAATACTGATAACCAACTCCAGTATCTGTAAATTTAATATAATCTTCTCTATCAAAGTTTGATGTTGTTGTTCCACCTACACCAGCATCGCATAGTCTAAATGAATCATCGTTTAGTTTCAATACGTAATATTGATTTAAAGTTGATATGCCCGTTATTTGCGTTGTTTCAAAATCATAAGTTACAAGTTCTCCAGTATTAAATCCATGATTATCAAAATTAATAGTATCTTTAGTGGTGGATATTCCTGCAGGTTTTACGATTAGTTTTCTGTTAGTATAACCAGAACCTTCATTTACAACCTTTACATAAGAAACTACATTTTTGGATTTTGCCGTAGAGAACTTGTGAGTTCCGTTAGAACCAGAAAATAAACCAACGGGATTTGTTTTTGAAAGTTGATCGCTTAAAGAATTATATAAAGTGACGGTTGAATTATTATCTACCTGTACAAAGTAAGATGCATTATTAGCTAACTTGTCAGTTATTCCTATAGAAACCGCTGGATTTCCCTGAGAGCTATAAACAATTTCTTCCCCATTGACAAAATTATGATTTTGTAAAAATACGATTTGATTCGTTGATGTACTTACACCACCACCATCAACTAATGCTCTTGAGTCGAAGTTGACACTTCTTACTCTTTTTGCAAGAACAGGTTCAATTGTTGCACCGCTTCCATTTCCACCACTGACACTAATAGAAATGATTTTGTCAACATCATAGTTTTGGGAATCGACATATACTTTTTTCAGTCCACCACTTACAACTGGTTGTATTTTTGCAGAACCACTTGATAGACTTAGAAGTGGAGGATTAACTACATCAAAGTCTCTTCCTCCATTTAAGATATTTACTGCCGATAATGGACCGTAATAGATTTTATCCGTTGATTTATAATTATTAATCTCAACGCCATTAATCAACATTCCAGTTGAACCTGGAATTGTTGTTTCATCTTTTCCGTTCTTAATATTTTTTTGGAGTGGAAACTTTCTTAAAAGTTTTTGTGCCCCGATTACACGTTCTTGTTGTGAATGAAGAATGAAGTTATGTGTTCCAATCCCAGACGATGGAGTATCAAACTTTATATTTTGTGCGCTTCCAATAAATGCTGGAGAAGCATATAATTTAAATCTCTGTGGATTTGATTGAACCTCAATATAATAGTACCCAGTTTGCAATCCAACAAGCGGTTCACCAACTGGTTTATAGTAAACTTTATCACCATTTACAAATGGTACATCAGAATTTAGTGTTATTGTTGAATAAGTTCCATCAAACAGATCAGTAAAGTTTGATGAGTTTGATACTGTTACTGATTTCAATTCAGCAGCAATATCAAATCTATAATCTGCAGTATTGATACCAGTTCTTGTTCCGGATAGTAGAGAGTTGGATGCAACGTAAGCATATTCATCAGACTCACTATACAAATTCAATACATCGGATAAAACCTTTCTATTACCAAACTGAATACCAGTTGCCGATGAAGTTGATTTGTTAAGTTTTCTTCTTACATCATACTCTTCACCTGCGGTTAAAGATGGCAAATTTGCTATGACTACACTATTCTGCCCTTCGTTGATAGACTCAATATATGGAACACCACTCGCAGATACTACGTCTTCTGTTCCCCTCTCCAAAATCTCTACTTCATCACCAACTTTTAAGCTAGATCTATCAATAGTAGATGATAATTTTAAAGTGCTGTTGTCCTCAATTTCATATCTGACGCTGGTATTATACAACCAAGAGTTAGAAAAGGTTTGCTTATATGTTTCTGAATCATTTTTAACCTTATCACCATAATTTTTTACATAAACAATATCTCCTTCATCTACGTTAATTTTGCTACCAATTTGTACAAGATCATCAAGTACCCCAAAAAAGATGAGTTCTACTTTTTTTGTGGTGTCTCCATTTTCATATGCAAAATATGTGTCTTGAGATCTAACGTTGTTCGTTGGTGATATAGAATTACTGATTCCACTACATCCAAAAAACTGATTGACACTCTTACCAGTGTAAGTAATAGTATTGTTGCCAGATACAATTGTTCCAGACTCTGAGAATCCTATAGTTGAATCAACAGCAATAGATGATGAACCTACAGAAACCGTTTCTATCGATTGTGTAATTGGCGTAATTGCAAAGTTACCTTGAACGGATGATTCATCATCATATCCAACGAAAAGTTCTAGTTGATAATATGTCTTATTCTTTCTCCTAAAGATTTCTACAGAAGATACTGAAGCACTAGTTGTTTCATCCGTGCTTTTTTTAATGGTTTGTCCCACCAACTTAAGTGGATCGCCAGAAACTGCTTCAGCAACAACGATTTCCCTTCTTATATAATTTGAAGAAGATGGTTTGATTAAGTAATCTTCTAGATTAACTACTGTGGGTGTTTCTGCATAAAGAACATTGAATAATATTCTAATAGCTTCATCAGTTCCCTTTGCCTCATAAAAATTCTTTGCCTGCTTTATGAAATTGCCAGCATCAATCTCTTCGGCAAATGTTAAATCTTCAAATCCAGGAGTGAAGGTGTACTTTAATTTTTTATAAAATTCCTTTAAAAATAAAGAACTAAGATTCTTTACGGAAGTGTCTGCAGTATGAGATGAGGCAGTCGATGTGGAAAATACTAAGTTTTCTTGATTTAATTCTTCTTTATATTCTGTTACTCCACTAAATCCACGAATACATCCAGTAAAACTATTTGTTGTTATTCCGGTGTAAGTGATGATTTCATCATCAATCTTAAACAGACCATATTGATTGGGAAATCCTTTGGTGCTGGAAACTGAAATTGTCGTAGATGAGTCAGTTATATCAGAAGATAATGTGGTTGTATCAACTATTACTTCTGGAGTTAGATTGTCTAATTTTAAATATTGATCTAAATTGTCAACAATATCAATTGAACCACCTTGATATTCTTGTGATATGTAATACTGTTTTAGAAACTCAACAGCATTTGGACTTTCATCCAAGATAAAACTTGGAAGTTGGCTCTCTACGATTTGCTGTACTTTTACTCTAGACTCAAATCCAGTCTGTATCATATTACTTTCTTACTAAATTTCCGTTAGAATAACTTGATGTGTAGAAGTCTTTAACAAATTTAGTTCCCGATATTTCATCACCGGAAGCAATCACATCTCTTACCATATTTATTGCGCTTTTTGAAATATCTAATGTCAAATATAAGTCTTTGAGTCCAACAACATCATTAGACTCTGGATATGCCTGAACCTCTATAATGCCGTTTGGTCTTGAGGTTGATGTTATATTCACAGTTGTAAGTTTAATCTCTCCTTTCACATAATCAACTGTTCCTGCATCCTTTACGACAACAACTGGATTACCTCCAGAATCAAGTTTAATGATTGATATAATTCCTGTTAATGCAGAAAGATTTGCTGGTCTAGTAAGGAAAACATTCGATGCCTCAGAACCTGTGGTTATGGATCTCCCACCTACACTAACTACAGGAGTATCTGAAAGATATACTGTAGAAGTTTCTCCAGAAATTTTAAATCCAGTAGATTTAATATTAATCCCCTTAGGATTTACGTGGAATTGATTTCCAAAACACAACTCATACTGAGCAAAAGTATTGATTGCTGGTTTTAAATCTCTACGTATAATAATCTTTGTAATGTTCGATGTGATTGCCACATCGGTATTATCAATTACTTGTTGAATTCTACTGTACTTAAATCTTCCACCAAACTTGTTTAAATCAATAGATTGTGAATAAGTATTCAGTGAAGAGGTTATTTTAGATTTTAAACTATTTACATTTGATACTTTGTTATAATCATAATAAACAGAGCTATCCAATTCGACATAAAGAATCTTAAGATCTACAAGTGTTTGATTGATACCGGAAACGGAGTATTGTTTCAACTCTGAAAGAATCAGAGATTTGTTAAAGTCCGAAACAAAACTACCATTTTTTGGTTTAATACTGATTTGAACTGTTCCAAATTGTGGAGGATCTAATTCTTCTCCACCGACAACAGAAACTGACTCGGTATCGGGATATATCTTTTTGATAATTGCTTCGTAATCCCTTGCTGTAACCGCCCTGTACTGGGAAGAATACAGTCTTGGGGCATAATACTTGATAGAGCTGATTGGCTCAATCTCAGCGCCATTCTGAGACGCCTGATTAGTTGTTATAGTTACAGTTCCTGGATTTATAACTTGTCCAGCAGCAGACTCTAATGTTCCTGAGAAGGAAAATGATGATGCTCCATTA